CCAGGTTGAAAATGCCATGTTTCACCCCAAGATAAAGTGGTTGCTTTGGATGGGGGTACCATAACATGGCTTTTGGTGAGAAAATGGCGTCAGGACGTGTGAGGACGTGTGAGGACGCTAATGATACGATTTAGGACGTGTGAGGACGAAGATTTTACTTGACAGGTATTTTTTTATATGCCGAGGAGGATTTTTTACTTAGCGTCCGGCGGGATATTGGTCATAATTTTTCCTGTATTGCTTCGGAAAAACGCGTCCAGGTTATCGGTATGGGCGCACCACGTTCCATCTATGACAACGGCGGGTAGTCCAGCTTTGACTAAAACATAAAATTTATTTTTCGATATCCCAAGATAAGAAGCAATGCAGTCAGCCGTCCAGATTATTTTATTGCTCTTTTCAGTAGTCGCCATTACTTTTCAACTCCCTTGCTGATTATCCTGCGCTTTGTTCCCGTTTCATTTGCGCTGCGCCCCGCAAGCAATCTTAACCCGCCGCCGGGGAATTTGAATTCTACGCATGCCGCGGCGATAATCTCCGCATCAAGAAGATGATTTGGGCGCTGATGGGGATTTGTCCATTCCTCATGGCCCTTCTCATTTAGCTCCTTTTTCTCAGCCACAATCTGGGCGGCATAATCGGCTCCGGTATTGAAATGGAGGAATCCGCTACCCGGTAGCATACGCGTATCAGTGTCTATTGCTTGTCCCAATCTACAATGATATTTGTCCTTCATAGCGTGTGTATCTATTAGCAGCACCCGCAGGGCACCTGGTAGTTTTCTGCCTGTTGATGTAATCATTATATCCTTTTTCCCCAGCTCTATATTATCCGCTACGGGTTTGCTTGATCCCTTTGTTCCCCAAATAGAAACTCCTCGGCGCCCACGATTTTTGAGTATCCATAAATATGTTTCGTCAGTCATTGTCATGTTTTTGTATTTTTCGCCGCCGCCGGTATCAATGCATACTCTCGATATCCGCATGGTTCGTTCAGAATTATCAACGGGATAGTTTGTTTCAAAGAGAACTTTTTCTACTTCTTCCCATGTTGCAATGAATCCATAATGAATAAGCCAGCTTGTTGCGTCAGTTTTATCAGACTCCGGAAGTGCCCATGCACGAACTACAAACCAAAAACCATTTTTCTGTACATCGATTCCACACGTTAGAACGATAGCGGCCTCTGGAATAACATGAGCAGGAAGATCGCACCGGGCTGCGAGTATCTCTTCTTGTGTTTTGGGAGTGACAATCAGTTGCCATGGTTCCGCAAGATGTTTATTAAAAAAATCTTTAATCTTGTTATAACTTCCAAATTCTTTTCTTTCCTTTTCGCCCCGGAGAAACGCGGCGGCCACGGTCGAAATCGATACGAACGGCGACAGCCAGGAAGGGATGTGAAAGCCGATCTTCACGGGGCGGCGCTTCCGCAGATATTCCGCCAGGGGCGTCTCGGTTTTCCGGTCCCGCCATGTCCCGTTTCGCACGGCGCTGTCCCGGTCATAGTCATTCCATTCCGCCAGGCAATGAGGGCATTCATACCAGGCGAGTTTTTCGGCCTCGATGGTTTCCGGATCTTCGGAGTGGTGTTTTCCGTCCGCTCCCGGCTCTTCCTTGTGCGCCCACTTGATCTGCTTGAATTCCATCTTCTGGGGCAGGTTGCAGGCGGGGCATACGACCCAATAATCGAAGATGACCTGCGCCTCCGTCGTGAGGGCCTTCCAGACATTGCCCGTCTCCGTGGTCGGCGTGCTGATCTTCCATATCTTGCGATTATGCCGGTAGGTGATCGACCGGGCCTCGCCAAGGGAAATCGGGTCTGTCTCTCTTTTACCTGCGGTATCGGGATATTTGTCGATCTCGTCGAATATGAGGTAACGGATCGGTTTGTTCGCCAGGCGGGAGGCGCTTCTCGCCCAGGCCATGTAGATCGGCATATGCTGGAGGCTGATCCGGAGCATGGAGCTGTCATCGTCAAGGCCGGTCATGTAGCTTCGGAGGCGCGGGCTGGTCTTGATCATGGGCTGGATGCGGTCCTGGCTGTTCTCGCGGGCCGTCATCTCATCGGGATAGATGCAGAGGACGGGTCCCGGATCGCGGTCGATGGCATAGCCGAGGCAGTTATTAATCGCTTCAGAACCGCCGACCTGGGGCGCCTTGCACAAGATGATCGTCTGGACGGACGGAAAGAACGATGCATCCATGATGCCGGCGAGATACGGCGTCACGCTGTTTTTCCACTTCCCAGGGAGGACGGACATGGTGACATATCGATATCGTTCGCACCACCGGGATACGAGGATCTTCTTGTGCTTGCAGAAAATCTTCTGCTCCGCCTCGGAGGGGAAATTGATTCGGAAGCGGATCAGTCCAGGACCATCCCGAAGTGACGGCGGGAGGTATGGGGTTGAGTGTGGTATATGGATTGTGGTCAGCATTAGCCGTTTGCCGCGGGAAGCAACATTTCCTTTGTTGCCTTGCCTATCTCACAATTACCACACAGATCATAATTCGCGCCGGAATAATCAAGGCAGTCTGCCCTCGTAATTATCTTGTCTTCTACTGGACATTTCACCTTATCAACTTCTGGATCCCCCAAACCAAGATCAATCGCTGTAGTGTCATCGGCGATATTAGATTGTTTACAATTTTTTAATATTCTGTCATTCTTTGTCTTAGCACAATAAATTTGAACTTTGAGCGATGCCCATTTATGGGAAGCATTAACCAGCGATACAAATGAATTCACATCCTCGTTTTTTAAACTTCCACGGCCCAAATCGAATTCCCTAATAGCCTTATTGATGCTCATCAATTTTTCCGTTATCAAATCCATATATCCTCCTTTTCTTTTTCTTTTTTTTGAGATTTGCATCCTCAAATCTATAAGTTGAATAGATAAAATATTTTTGTAAGATCAAATCCGAAGTAATATTTTCAGAGCTGATACCCTCGCACATCAATTCCTGTCGTATTAGGCCTATCCCGTCGACGACAAATGCTATTCCTTTTCTCTTCCCGCGACGATTATAACGCTCGGCCATCCGAAAACCCTGGAGCAATTCTGTTTTTGCCGCTCCTATAATTTTACGGCGCCTGGAAATGATCAACCAATATTGGTCTCTCAGGGAATTTATTATTTGTATTGCTTCTTTTTCGGCGGGGGCCAATTTCACGAATCTCTTCTTTTGAATTCCTGTAATAAATCGTGGTATTGTTCGATTCCTGAGATAGTTTTCTTCCGCCTTGATTTTATTCATTAAATCAAAATAGAAGATAGAACTGTCAAGATATTCTTCGCTAAAGCCTCTTGTAAATTCCTTCTTTAATGCAACTAATTTTTTTTTTCGCTTAAGACTACCCAACACGTCATCTACAACAATTTCCAAATAATCCGCAGTTTGCCCACGCGCATGAGTATTTTCTATATTTTTAATTTTCACCCAAGACAATTTCACCCTCCTCCGCGTCAATTATGATTTCATATTCACGCACACTGGCATAGCTGTTGAGATGCTCGTCCCAGTCAGCATTCATCATGTTGATAAGTTCGCCGATTTTTTTCATGTCGCCGCTCACCGCACGGATCCAGTCGGCGGCGCGGGACTGGATCATGTGCTTTAGGCCGGCATCAAGGATGCCAGCGCGGCCGGCCAGTTCAATCTCCATCTGTTCCTTCGGGATATACTTCCCCTGTTCCTTTGCCAGCGCGAACTCCGCCCGTATGGTATCAGCCAGCAATTTCCTATTTTCAAGTTCCTTGTTCTGTGTCCAAACATCATCCTTTTTCTTATTGACACGTTTCCCCGTCGCCTGTTCCTTGAGCCAACTTTTTGCATACTTGTCGATATCCTTTTGTAGATATCTCCCATCATCCTGCGGAAGAAACTTCCCTTCCGACTGATGCCGGTAAAGGCTCGTCTTCGTCGCCTTCCAGCCCTCCGCCTTCAAATAGAGCAATACATTGGCGATATTGCCCAGTGATATATCATCCTCATCCTGGGGATCCTCATATTGGCCGAGCAATTTTTCCAGCGCCGCCCCGGCTTTTTCCCAATTCCGGAGCCGATCCGCCGTCGCCTCCTTGGTATATGCCTGGCGGGTTTGCTGGTAGGAGCGCAGCAGGATGATCAGATTGCCCCGGGAGACCTCATCTGTGGTCTCGGAAATGATTTTTTTTATTTTTTCGATGTCTATTTTCATTTTTATCTTTAATAATTACGCTTATATATAATTATTTTGCATTTCTTTAAAAATAATGCTTGACAAATAATAAAATATAGATATAATAGGGCCAACACAGCGGGATTGACCACCCGCTGAAAACAAAAGACGAAAGGAGAAAAATCATGAAAACGGAACAAAAAGCAAAACAAATCACAGAGAGAATCACGGGGACCTTGGCGGATAAATCGCAGGTGATCGCGGGTTATCGCATCACCTGCGAATCGGTGCAGGCGGAATTGAGGCTCCACGCATCCTGGGCGATTACCGCTCCGGTTGATCACATCAATTATCCCAAGGATTTGACCGGGGATGCCGGGGATTTGTGGGGGCAAATGAGCACCCTGAAGTATGAGATTGATAAAATCGCCCGCCTCGCCTCGCGGAGCTACCCAAACCCAGGAACGAGCTGGGAAAACACCATTATAAAAATTAACCTCAAAACCAAAACAGGACCAGAACGCCGAGCCGAGGCAAAAAATCAATTTATCATTGATGCCGGGACCGCGTTTCTCACGGATTACCGCGCCGCAATAAAAAAATCTAACCTCACCAAAATCCGCAAACAGATCGCCGCCCTCCAGGCGCAACAAAAAGAATTGCTCCCGAAGCTGCGCGAATCCAACAGTCTCTATCTCGCCGAAAAGAAAAACGAGCGGGATGATAAAAAGGCCAAAAACACCGAGGCGCTGAAATCCGGGCGTTTTTGGGAGGTAGACAAAGACACGCTGAAAGGATATTTCCATCCCCCATTCGGGCGGAATTATCTCGCGGATGTCTCGGAAAAATGGCGTGCCGCGCTCTACACGGAGATGGATAGTACGGCATGGAAGGCCGGACGCGGTGATTGGCGACACAAAAACATTGGGACAGGCCGTGGCTATCTGTGCGGAATCGATGATAACGGCGATGAATGGGGGCACCGCGTGAATTGCACGAAATGGCTCGATGTAGATCACTACGGCGATTTGGGATATGCGGGGGTAACGGTCGAAATGGCAATGGCGGAATTGTTTGATATTCCAATCGCACGCCTCAGGGGGTGTTCCCGCCAGGGCGATCTGTTGTTTTTCTCGTTGGCAACGGATCAAAAAAAGATTGCAGCGGACGTAGAGTTGCAGCCGGAAGAAAAGTGGACGCCACGTGAGGCGCACGATATTACCAGCCCGACCCTCAAACATAACGGGGTATATTTCCGGGCGGATGATGAGATCACCGTGACCCATACCAGCCACCCAACGGTTATATTGCCCCCCGGCGATTACCGGCTCTATATGTCGAGGGTTGCTGATCCGGTTGATTAATAAATTAGACCCCTCCCGGAGACCGGCAGGAGATGCCGCCCCTGGGGACCAATCCAGGGGCCGGGAGGGGAAAACATCATACCACATGGAGGTTTTTAAATGCCACGTAAATCGACTGCCCCCCGGATCGGGGAGCAATCTGCTAAATTTTACCCGTCTGTTTTTTCCAGCCTTAATGCGGGACAGGAATACACCGCCGACGCTTTTCCTGTGCTCTATCGTCGGACACTCCACGATCTGCGGGGCACATTTAGCCGCGGAGAGCTGATGCTCATGATCGATGTATTTAACGCCACGGCTCTTATGCCCGCCCTGGCGGGGCAGCACATCGGCGCGACGGTTGCCGATGGAATTGACCTCGATCATCTTGATCAAAAATGGGAGATTGACGGCGCGGCGCTTAACACCAAAATCGCCGCCCTCAGTATTTTCCAGGCCGCATGCCTGGAGATATGGGCAAATGGTTTCTGGTATCGCCAAAACCCGGAAGAGCCTCTGGACATCGAGGCGTGGGCCGGACAGCTTTTGTGAGGGGGCACCATGAGACTTCTCACCATCACCCTGCCGCCGGATATATTTGCCCTGATCCGTTCCGGGAAAAAGCGAATTATCATCACCCGCCGCAACCCCCGGAAGGATCGCTTTTTTAACACTAAAACACCGGACGCGGCGAAAATCAACGGCGTCCTCTATCAGATCGCCCACATCGAGGGAACGCCGGAGGAATGGAAAATCTATTTGGGAAATATTTTGTAACATATCGCTCCTTTTTTAGGTGCCGGGGCTTATCAGCCCCGGCTTTTTTGTGGCTAATACCAGCCACCGCCCCAATCGGTCTTCATGGCTCTATCACCTCCTTCTTTTTTCCCAGATTCGGCCTCCCGTCGAAATACAGGCGGACGTTGCCGTTCTCGTCGAGGATCGGCTTGCCGTTCTTTCCGACAACCCGGAAAAGGCAATGTTTCTGGATGCTGAGATTATGCCGGGGATCATTCCAGACCACCCGCAGCAACTCTTTGTGACTGTGAACCTGCTGGTTGTCCTTCCAGGAGGCAAAGCCGGAGCGGAGAAGATAATCCCGAATGTTGTTCTGCCTGATTGTCTTGAGGAAAATTCCGCCCCTCGCAATCATGGATTCAAATTCATCATAGGACAATATTGTCCCCGCCGTTCCATATTTTTCAAAACAGTGATTTACAAAGTCCTGCATGACCGGCATGGTGCGGCCAAGGCGGGTTTTCATATCATCAAAGAGCGTGGACCTGAACGGCATCCCCTTTTTTGCGACCGCGAAACCCTGCGAAACCAGATATTCGGTGCATTCGCGGACGTACATTTGATTTGAAGCGCCCAGGGTATGAATCGCCGCGCCCATCCGCGCTTTTCTACCCTCGCCGAGCAACGACAGCCGCTTTCGTTTAATGTCCAGCATTTCCAGACAAATATGGTTCATTCCCTCTTTTTTCATTTGTCCTGCCAGCGTTTCAATATCTGCACGCGGCATCCATGCTTCCGTGCACGGATTGACGGCAACCAGAACAAGATATCCCGTTTTGTGCAACTCTTTTGCGATACGCAAACGTTCTGATGGGGGAGGAGCATTCGGCTCGACAACCTTACAGGCATCATCATGGATTGATGTGATGGTAATATAAATAACCATGTCCCGGCGTTCGCCCATGAGGTTAAGGCATTCATCCAGCCCGGGACCGGTCTTCGTCTGGATGAAGACGCCGCCTCTATAGTTGGCCAGGTGTGTGAAAAGCGCGATTGAGTCGCGGGCGTTTTTGGGCGTGAACGGATCGGAGCGGTTCGATACAAGAAGTGGATATCCCA